GCAGACAATGGTAATACAAACATCATCGGCACTCTGACTGTTGGTGATGCAACTCAGATCAATGACACATTCGGTGTATCTGGTGTCACAACTCTGACTGCAAACTCACAGCAAACTCTGACTGGTACATACGCTGCTGATGGTGCATTCCGTCTGACTGGTGGTGCTGGTATTGGTAAGAACCTTGCTGTTGGCGGTGCTGCAAGAATCTATGGTGCTACAGAAATTAATGGTGCTCTTGACCTTAATAACTCTGCTGATATCAGTGGTGCAGTAGTAGCACATGATAACTTTACTATTCGCGCAGATGACAGATTCTTCAAAATTCAAAATGCTAGTTCTGTAGATAAGTTCAGTGTTGATACTGACAATGGCAACACTATTATTGATGGTAGTCTCGTAACTGGAGACCAAATCACTTGTGGTGCTGATCTTACTGTTACTGGAAATCTGATTGTCAATGGAACAACGACAACTGTTAATAGCGCGGTCACTACTCTCGATGACCCTATTATTACTCTGGGTGGCGACACAGCACCCGCGTCTAATGATGGTAAGGATCGCGGTGTTGAATTCCGTTATTACGACAGCTCTGCTAAAGTTGGCTTCTTCGGACTCGATAGATCCTCATTAGAATACGTCTTCCTAACTGATGCAACTAACTCCTCTGAAGTTCATTCTGGTACAGATGGCGCTCTTCGCGCTGGTAGTCTTAATCTTACTGGCTCTGGGACATCTCTTGATGTTGATGCCAATGCCAATATTGATGGGACCCTGACTGTAGACGGTCAGATTATCTCTCAAGTTACTTCTGGTCCTGCTCTGGTTATTCCTACCACTGCTAAGATCAATAATCTGAATGCTGACCTTCTGGACAGCATGACAACTGCAAGTTCAAACACTGCAACTACAGTTGTTGCTCGTGACTCTAGCGGTGACTTCGCTGCTAATCAAATCACTGCTGCTAGTGGTGTAGGTGCTGCTGCTGGTTTCTTAGGTAATGCTTCGAGCGCAGATATCCTTAAGACAGCAAGAACGATTACTGTTGATGGTGTTGTTGATGGTTCTGTTTCGTTTAATGGTTCTGCTGACGTAACTATCAGTACTACCTATAACGATGCGGATATTACTGCTCTGGCAGCACAGTCGGGCACTGGCTACATGGTCAGAACTGCTGCTAACACTTACGCACATCGCACGTTTGCTGTTACAGCATCGTCTGGTATTACCCTGACAAATGCTGACGGCATTTCTGGCAATACTACAATCAACGTTGCTTCTACAGCGAGCAACTCGGCAAACAACTTGGTTCTTCGTGATGCTAACGGCGACTTCTCTGCTGGAATTATCACTGCAACTAGATTTATTGGTGAAGGTAACTTTGATCTGGTTGCTCCAACTACGTTAACCAAGGCTATTGCACCAGATACTGACGATTCTTATGATATCGGTACTAGTAGTGCTAGATATTCAAATATCTATAGTGTCCTCGGTAACTTCTCTGGGGCTATTACTGCAACTGGTGGAGTCGTAGGTAACTTAACTGGTAACCTGTTGGCAGCATCAACAGACTCTAAAGCTATTAAACCAGATACTAATGATGCTTATGATCTTGGTCTTTCAACTCGTAGATGGCAGAATATCTATAGTGTTCTCGGTAACTTCTCTGGGGCTATTACTGCAACTGGCGGAGTTGTAGGTGATCTTACTGGTAATCTCGTAGCAGCATCAACAGACTCTAAAGCCATTAAACCAGATACTAATGATGCTTACAATCTTGGTCTCTCAACTCGTAGATGGACAAATGTCTATAGTGTTGCTGGTAACTTCTCTGGAGCTATTACTGCAACTGGTGGAGTCGTAGGTGATCTTACTGGTAACCTTGTAGCAGCAACAACGGACGCTAAAGCAATTAGACCAGATACTAATAATGCTTATGATCTTGGTCTCTCAACTCGCAGATGGACAAATGTCTACAGTGCTCTTGGTAACTTCTCTGGAGCAATTACTGCAACTGGTGGAGTCGTAGGTAACTTAACTGGTAACCTGTTGGCAACAACTACAGAGACTAAAGCAATTAGACCAGATACAGATAATTCACATATTATTGGTCTTGATAGTTATAGATATGCAAATATCTACAGTACTCTTGGTAATTTTGAGGGACTGATTACTGCAACAGGTGGTGTTTCAGGTAATCTTACTGGTAACCTGTTGGCAACAACTACAGAGACTAAAGCAATTAGACCAGATACAGATAACGCTTATATTATTGGTCTTGGATCCTACAGATACGCAAATATCTATAGCACCCTTGGTAACTTCTCTGGACTGATCACTGCAACAGGTGGTGTTTCAGGTAACTTGACGGGCAACCTGTTGGCAACAACTACAGAGACTAAAGGTATCAGACCAGATACAGATAACGCTTATATTATTGGTCTTGGATCCTACAGATATTCAAATATCTATAGTGTCCTCGGTAACTTCTCTGGACTGATCACTGCAACTGGAGGTGTTATAGGTGATCTTACTGGTGATGTTACAGGAACAGTTTCTGATATCAGTAACCATGATACCGATGCACTCTCTGAAGGTTCTACCAACGTTTACTTCACCGATGCTCGTGCTGATGCTCGTGTCAACCTGCAGACGGGTGCAAACCTTGATCTTTCTGGTAAGTCCACTTCTGATTTGTCTGAAGGAACTAATCAGTATTACACTGAAGCAAGAGTTCAGACAAAACTGGACAGCGCATTTGCTCAACTCAGTGCAATGCTTAACAACCTTGCAACTACTACCACTCTGACACTGAATCTGAGTGGTGATCCCACCCCTGGTGCTGTTGTTACTACTGGTGTGAGCAGCGGCGGATTGGGTGGTTTCACTACAGGAACTGCTGTTGCTACTACTGGTGGCACAGGTTCTGGATTGACTGTCGATACAACAGTTGTTGGTGGTGCAATCACTGCTGCAGCAGTCAATGCTGGTGGTAGTGATTATCTGATCACAGATACAGTCACTATTGTTAACCCCAATCTGGGTGGTGTTGCAACCTTCAACTTTGGTGCTTTGGTTGGTGGTACTCAATACACAACTGGCACAGGTCTTGCTACTACTGGTGGCGATGGTTCTAATTTAACAGTCGATATTACTGCTTCTGGCGGTAGCGTTACTAACGTTACTGTCAATGCTGCAGGTTCTGGTTATACAATTGGTGATACCGTTACTATTCTCCATCCTAATAGATCTGGTATTGCTACAGTTGATACTATCGGTGCAGCGGATGCCTCTAGAACTGCAGGAACTTACAACGTTACTGCATTCAGTACTACTGGTTCTGGAGCGAGTTCTGAATTCCAGATTGTTGTTGATGGTTCTGGTGCTGCAACAGTCACAGTTACCACACCTGGAGCTGGACATGCTGTAGATGATACCATTACCATTTCTGATGCAAATCTTGGTGGCGGTGGTGCTGTAGATCTCACTTTTGATGTTGCAACTATCTACACGAGTGATGCAACTATTGATCTCTCTACGGTATTCACTAATGCAACTCTGTCTCTGGCTGATATCACTACGATGGAAGTCGGTGCAACTGTCACAGGCGCAACCAGTGGCACTACAGGCGTTATTACTGCTCTGGGAACTAACCAGATCACCGTTGATAATGTAAGCGGTTTCTTCAAGTCTGGAGAAGTCGTCAGTGCAAATGATGTCACTACTCTCACTATCTCCTCATTCTCCTGATAACCCATGTCAGCAACTAGACCCGCAACAAAAACCGAACTAAGAGATTATGCTCTTCGTCGTTTAGGATTTCCTACGATTGACATTAACGTTGCTACTGAGCAACTAGATGACTTGATTGAAGAGGCAATTGATTACTATCAAGAGTATCACTACAATGGTAGTTACAAAGCGTTCATCAAAATTGAGGTAACTGATGCAATTAAAACGGCAGCTCAAACAGGATCCGCTATCTCTGGCACTGATTGGACAGAAGGTAATGAGTATGTATCACTCCCACCAAACGTCCTCTCTGTTAATCATGTTTATACTGCGATTGGGGCTTCTAGCATTGTTCCTGGGAACATTTTTAACATTAAGTATCAAATCTTTTTAAACGATATCTATGCAA